TGTCGTTATGTGTGGAAAGGATGATCAAATGATATTCCGCATCTATTGGCAAAAGATCGGCGGGCATACGCACATGCGCGTGTTTGCCGGCCGCAAGGACGCCACGCTTGGCAAGTGCGGCGATCTTGTCATGCGGAACGAAGAGTTTTTGGTTTTCAACGAGCGGCTGTGGACCGTCAATGTCGAATTCATTCAGGAACCAATTGAGACGTAAATGGACGGCGATAAACCACGTGCAGATATCAACCGCATCGTCAAATTTGCGCGCAAGAGAACTTTGCCCGCGCCCGCGCAGGCCAAGGTCGATCAATTGGTGGCGGCGTTTCAACACGTCCAGCTCGCTCACTCGGTCGAGGCGCTCGTGCAATGGGCTTATGACGAAGGTTATAACGACGGCATCGAAGCCGGCGCACCGAAGGCGGACGTCCCGAGCGACAAAGAGTATGCTGAGGACGAGGAGCGCAAAGAGCGCATCCGCAATCAGCGCGACTACGAGGGCGACTATGATTGACCGGGGGTGATCTTCATTCCTGAGCCACCACGTTGGCTCATCGTCGCCTTGATGGTAATTGTGTTCTGGTGCTGGGTGGGCGTGTCGATCGTCCACCTTTTTTATTGAGAGAGGGCCCGCCAATCCACAGGGGGGTCGGGGACGGAAAGACGGGCCCGTACTCACAAGGAGAGCGAGGAACGGGGTGTTACCTCGCCGTGTGCTATATAGCACCGCGAGGAACCAACCCCAATGGCGACCGCGGCTCCGACCATCACCAGTGTTGCGCCGAACTTTGGTCTCGCGGCCGGCGGCACTCACGTGACCATCACCGGCGCCGGCTTTACCAACGCTGGCGCAGCCTGGAGCCCCGCTGTCACCGTCGTGTTCGGCGCCCAGCCAGCGACCGCCGTCGTTGTCGTCAGCGATACCGAGATTACCTGCACCGCACCGGCGCTGGACCAAGACGGCACGGTCAAAGTCACTACGCCTAACGGCACCGCTACGCTGACCGCGGGTTTTAGCTGGCGGCCGCCGGGACTGATGTGCGGTCAGTGGCCCTGGCGGGACGGTGACACTTATCCGTCGATCTCGGGCCAGCGGACCAGCGGGCTGTACGAATCCTGGGTGCGGCGCTCGCCGCCGGCCACGGAGTAGGCCATGCCCAGCCTGCGCCAGGGCATCTACGATCTCCTGTCCGCGGTGGAGATCGACACCAAAGAGGAAGGCCGCTGCCACGTCGAACCGTGGCCGTCGCAGCGGCTGGTGATCGACACCATCGCCGACGGCCTCGAGAACGACGTTCACACTTTTTGCATTTTGAAGTGCAGGCAGGTGGCCATCACGACCGTGGCCTCAGTGGTCGAACTCTTTTGGGCGCTGGCAAATCCCGGGACGCAAGGCGCCATCATTGCAGACCGAACAGATAATCTCGAGCGCCTGCGCCGTATCTTCGCGTCGCTGCTCGAGACGCTGCCGCCGGAATGGCGCGGGCCCGAGCACGAGATCATCACCAACAACAGAAACGGAATGGTGTTTGCTAATCGCTCAGTGATCGATCTGATGGCGGCAGCAAACAACCCCGATCTCGGCGCTTCAAGGGCACTCAACATGCTGCACGCCACCGAGTGCGGCACCTGGAAATCGCTCGCTGGCGTCGAGTCATTGAAGGCCTCGCTGGCGCAGCTCAACCCCAATCGTTTGTATATTTATGAGTCGATCGCGAACGGATTCAACTGGTGGTATCACTATTGCCAGCAGGCGAAACAAGATCGTCACATGCGTTTCGTATTCTGCGGCTTCTGGAGTAACCCCACCTACGCAATCCCCCGCGACAATCCGGACTATCGCACCTACTGGGACGGGCACCTGACCGATGAAGAGATTCAGAAGGCTCGTCTGGTGCGGAGGGAGTACGGCGTTACGGTCACGCCTGAGCAAATCGCGTGGTGGCGCCGCGAGTCAGAATATCGCGCCGAGGAGTACATGCTGCGGCACTACCCCTGGCACGAAAAAGAATGTTTCATCGCCAGCGGCTCGCACTTTTTCCCTGCAAAACGCACTCTTGAAATCGGCGAGGCACTGGCCAATGGCGCTCCGTACAAAGGCTATAAATACGTTTTCGACGAGCGCTTTCTGTCGAGCCGAATTGAGCAGACTCTCGATACTGACGAGGCGAATCTCCGCGTCTGGGAGCCGCCGGTTGCCGGCGGTGTTTACACCATTGGCATCGATCCATCCGGCGGCGGTGGTGGCGAGGCCGACGATCATGCAATTGAGGTTCTTCGTTGCTATGCTGATCGAGTCGTGCAGGTGGCGGAATTCCAGAGCAATAAGCCCGTTACCTACCAGTTGGCTTGGGTGCTGGCGCATCTGGCTGGCGCGTATCGCGATCACATGGCAAACCTCGAGATTACTGGCATCGGGGCTGCGGTCATGCCCGAAGTCCGCAACCTCCGACAGCTCGCCGAGCGCGGCCTCATCCAGGGCAACCCCAGCTCCGACAAGATCACCGACATCATCGGCAACGTGCGTTGGTTCTTGTATTCACGCGTCGACACGCTGGGCGGCGCCGGCAATGTCGTCAACTGGAAAACCAACGCCGACAATAAATCGATGATCTACAGTGAGCTGCGCGACTCGCTGATGCTGCGGCGGCTTGAGATCCGATCGTTGCGATTGATCCAGCAGATGCAGGCAATTGTCGATGACGAAGGCTATATTTCCGCCGGACCAGACACTGGTGAAAATGACGATCTCGTCAGCGCCCTGGTTTTGGCGCATCATGCCTGGATCAAGTGGAAACGCGATGGCCTATTGGCGCGCAACTACACCTGGGAATCGGTCCACCAACGGCCGCCAGACAAACCCGAAGATGTGCTGATGCGCGTCTTCAGCCGGCACTTCCAGATGATCAATCAGAAGGCGCAGCGACGGCACCAGATATTCTGACAGGAGGCAAAAATGAACGACGCTCCAACACTATTGGCCGCTCCGGTCGTCAGTAGCGTCAATCCGAATACGGGACCGCAGGCCGGTGCTACTCCGGTCACCATCACCGGCAGCGGCTTTACCGGCGCAACCGCCGTGACATTCGGCGGCGTCGCCGCGACTGCCGTGACCGTCGTCAGCGATACCTCGATCACCTGCACCACGCCGGCTGGTCCACCGGGCCAGACGGTAGCCATTGCTGTCACCACGCCCGGCGGCACCGGCACGTCCGTCGGGCTTTTTACCTATTCCGGTATCTTGTTCTCGAACTATCCGCAGATGAGGACGGGGTCGACCGTTGGTATCGACCAAACCGGCCATGTCTGGGTCTACCGGAACGGCCAGCTGCTCAATATCGGCATTCCCCCGGGTTGGACGACGGGTATGGGGTTTGCGGCCGAGGCCGAGGCCGAGGCCAAGGAGGCATGATGCCGATCGCGCGGACATACCAATGCGGCGAGTGTTTCCACCGCATCGAGGTGATGCTCGAGGCCGCGCAGTGGGACGACCCGCCGCCGAGCTGCCCGGCCTGTGACGCACGTGAGATGGAGCAGCAGTTCAAGCCGGTCGCGATCGGCGGCTCGCTCTACGCCAAGGCGAACGCCATCGCCGAGGACATCCTCGAGAACGACTATCACGTCGGCAACGTCCATCGTGATCGGCATGAGGGCATGAAGCCAAAGGTGTCCTATAAGGATCAGACTTCCACTGTGGCACCGTCGACGTGGAATGCGATCGGCCGCGAGGCGCTGGAAGGCGCCATTGCCAACGGCCGCCAGACCCGGCTCAATTTCGGCACCGGTCTCGATATCCTGCAGTCCAACCTCAAGAGCGGCGCCCAACCCGACTTGATCGAGGTCAGTAAAAGAAGGTCGGCGCGCATCTGGTGAGCCATGGCGCTGAAAATTCCCGACGTCAACGACAAGGGCAGTCCACTCGAGGAGTGGAGCAAAGAGATCATCGATGAGTGCATGGGCTCCGCGCAAGAGCGCGGCACGGTCTACACCCGCGCCGGCCAGTACTACTATCAAGGCACCGGCGACTCGCGAGCGGCGATCTACAACAAGACCAAGGGCTTCGTAGACAAGCTCTCCGGTTTCCTGATGCAGCCGACCGATGTTCGCTTCCAAGTTCTGTATGACTCGAGCGAGCCCGAGGACGTGCTCGATCGCGCCCAGCTGGTCGGCGAAAAACTGACCGCCGACTTTCAGCTAACCAACAGCGATGTCACTTTTGCCGAGGCGGTGACGTGGTCGCTGGTCAACGGCGTGCAGATGCTCAAGCTCCGCCCCGACGGCGAAAGCTTCAAGATGGCGCCGGTGCATCCGGAGAATTTCGGCGTGCTGGCCGAGACGGTGCTCAATCTCCACGAACAGGAGGCGTTCTGTCACGTCTCGTTCCCGACGCTGTCGCGCCTGCGCACCATGCTGCAGGAGATCAACCATCCGCACGAGGACGACATCATCGCCCAGGTGCTGGAGGCGCGGCCGACCGAAAAGGATCAAGAGCCCGACACCTATTTTCATCAGATGGTGGTCGGCGGCTTGCAGCCGATCGGCAGCGAGCAATCGACGCCGTCGGCGTCCGGCATCGTCAACGTATTTCCGGTGCCGGCGCCGTGGAAACCGCAGAAGAAAATCTCACGCACAGTGCGGCACTGCGAGCTGTGGGTGCGCGACCGCGCCCGCAACGGCGACTACACCGTGATCCAAGTCATCTACGGCAGGCCGTGCATCATCATCGAGGGCGGCGTCACCCGGCGCAACCTGTCACGCATTCCCGGCCACTCGGCGTTCGTCAAGGTGCAGCCACAGAGCACGCCCGGCTATTTCTGGGGCAGGAGCATCATCGCCGACATTCAGATGCTGCAGGATTTGTTGAACAAAAGGATGCGCGATCTGAAAGTCTTATGGGATCGCAACGTCGCGGCACCGTACGCGATGGCGGGCTTCACCAGCATCACCGAGGAGCAGTACTACAAGGTCATTTCAGAAGGCGGCTTCATCAACGACCCCAACCCCAATGCTAAGGCGACCAAGCTCACAGAGGCACCCGACCCGCACTACCTCGAGGAGCTGCAATTTATCTTCCAATTGTTTGACGAGGCCGCAGGGTTTACGCCCGTCATGAGCGGCCAGGGTGAACCAGGGGTGCGGGCGGGGGTCCACGCCCAAACCCTGGTCCGCACCTCGAGCCCGCGCCTGATTGATCAGGCGGCACGCATCGAGCGCCAGCTCGCCGATTGCGGCTATGTCGGCCTGCGCATCCAGCAGGCGATGGACCCGTACATCTACAAGACCGACAAGGGCCAGGATTTTCTGCTGTCGCAATTGTCCGACGGCTTTCAGGTCGTGGTCGATTCGCACAGCGCTTCGCCCGCGTTCGCCGAGGACAACAGGCAGGTGGCGATTGCACTAGCCCGCGCCGGCGCCGTGGATGCGGAAGACCTGATTCACATGATCCATCCACCCGGTGCCCAGCTGCTACTGGCCAACCTGCGTCGCCGCAAGAAGGAACAAGCGCAGGCCGCCCAGCAGGAAAAGGTCGAGGAGATCACGCGCGATGTGCTGCAACTGCCGCAACGCAAACAGGCCGGCGGTGGCGGCAGTCGTAAGCGTCGGTAACACACTGTGTGCCCTTGTGTGACACTGAGTTGCAGAAATGTCGTATTTTGGCGTAGCTTATGCTGCGGTCACGCTGTTTGGGTATGACGACCGATGGCTCAGGGCGACATCGAGGACGAGGTTGCTGGATCGCCGACCCCTCCTGGCGGCAATGCTCCTCCTGCTGCTGCAGGCGGTGGTGCTCCTCCTGGCGGTGGTGGTGGTCCTATGATGGCTGCGCTGGCGCGCAACAGCCAGAACCCGCCAATTTCCGCACCCGGCCCCGGCAATAACGCCAACGCGATGAATCAATTGCTGCAGGCCATTCAGATGATTCAGGTTGCCATTCAAGGTCTGCAGCCAGGGACACCGTTGCATAAAGACGCCTTGCAGGCAGCACAGCGGCTGAGCCGGCATTTGCCGCAGGGGGCGCCGACCGCAGGTGTACAGATGACCGGCATGCGCGACCTGCTGCGTCAGGTCATGCAGAGCCCGATGATGGCGCAGGTCATGCAGCAACTCAGGGGCAGCGGTGCTCAGCAAGGCGAGGCCGCCGGCGGGGCGCCGAACCTCGCGCCAATGCCGAGCATGCCTTTGCCTGGAGCCTAGGATGGTCTACGCTCCCGGTGCGTCGGACTTTTCCAAACTGCACCGCCAAAGAATGCAGGAAGAGTGCGATCGCTGGCCGCCAAAGCTCTGGAAACCGAGCAACCAAGAAGAACAGGCCACCAACATCAAATTCAGGAGGTTAAACCGTGGCACAGAATCGCAGCTTCGATCCGCCCATTACAAGTCCACCTGACACGCCGCCTCGGACTGTGTTGCAAGTGGATACGCAATCAGAAATTTCAGAATGGGGTGCCATCCCCAAGGTCGTACCAAAGCCGGAGGGGGGAGTCCCGCTCCAACCGTCAATCATCGGTAAGAGCAATTCGGCGTAATCGGAGGCTGCCGTGCCGCGCGAAATCAGCGACGAGGAATACAACTTTCTGCAAGGCCGGCGTCAGGTCGCCGATTTCGTTGAGCCGATTTATAATCATCCGCAGTGGGGCAAGGAAGCCAAGCGCCTGATCAAACAGGTCTACCCGCAAGTCAAAATTCCCGACTACGACATCGAGGAGCAGGTCAACGCGCGCTTCGATTCGGAAAAGAAAGCGCGCGACGACGCTGCAGCGGCCGAACGGCAACGGGCCGAAGACGAGCGCTGGCGCACCGCGCGCACCAGCGTGCAGAAACAGTACGGCTTCACCGACGAGGGCATGACCAAGCTCGAGCAGTTCATGAAGGACAAGTATATCGGCGACTACGAGGTCGCGGCGTCCTACATGGCGGCTAAAGAGCCGAAGACCTCGGAAGCGCATTATGCCGGCGATCACTACTGGCATCACGATCGACAGCCAGAGTGGGGCGAGATGTCGAAGGATCCGGAAGCCTACGCCTTCAATCAATTTGTGCAGGCCATGAACCGCGACGAACAGCGGGCTAAACAACAGCGATGAGCTATCACGATCGCAGGCCGCCGCCGCCTAGAACGTGTCCGCAATGCGGGCGCGTGTTTGATGTGCCGCGGCGGATCGCGAAAGGTCGCAACAAGGGGTATCAAAAGAACCAAATCTTTTGCTCGAACGATTGCAAATTCGCGGCGCTTTCGGCGCGCGGTAAGGGACATTTCGACAAACACGGATACAGACTTCTCGGCGGCGGTGGGAAATACCAGCAACCCGAACATCGCCGGGTGATGGAGAAAATACTCGGACGCAAACTAACAAAACACGAGACTGTCCATCACAAGAATGGCATCCGCCACGATAATCGACCTGAAAATCTCGAACTTTGGATCGGCCGCCGTGGGCGAGGGCAGAGACATTCCGATCAGGATATTTGGTCGGGAATGATCCCGTCTTACCTCATTGGTTTAGAAGCCATAGGAGGATAAAATTCCTTTACTTGGAGCGGGCATAATCCCGAGTGGCCCGATCGGGACGGAGCTGGAAACAACCATTCGCCGCGTGTTCGCGCAGATGGTGGTCTTGCTCATCTATCGGCAGAATCCATTGCTCGCTTTGCTCTTGCGAAATGCGATTCGCGCATCGGGCGGCGTCTCGCCCTATACGCAGCCGGTGCAGACCGGCAAGTACGTCAACTCGTCGTGGATGGGACCGGCCGGTCAATTTGCGATCGCACCTGAAGTGGCAGCGACAGTGAACGCAGAATTTAATCTCTGCGCGCTCGCCACACCTGTCTCATCGTTCGGGCTCGAGCAGCTCGTCACCCAGGACGCGATCGCTGTCGCTTCGCGCTTGATGCTCAAGCTCAACGATTTGAAAAACAGTGCGCTCGCCGCGCTTGCCGATGCGCTGTTCGGCTCGAACGCCACTAACGTCGCGCTGCAGATGTTTGGGTTGCTCGACGCCTACGACTCGGGCGCCAATGTCGACGTCTATGGCGGCCTGTCGCGCACCACTTATCCGACCTGGGGCGGTCTGCTGGTTCCGACTGCCGGCGCCGTGCTCACCCGCGCCGCGTTCATCCCGCAGCTGCTCAAGGCGGTTAAACATTCCGGCGGTGAGGCACTCGATTTCGTGGTGATGAGCGTCGAGGATTGGACTGCGCTCATGACCGACTTTCTCGCCGTAGAGCGCTACAACAATGATCCGTCGAGCCGTTGGGGCAAAGACGATCCGGTCAACTCAGGCTTCCGCGGTTTGTTGCTCGGCGATACGCCGATCTTTTTTGATCTGAATTGCCCGGTCGGCACGGCGTTCGGATTCAACTCTAAGTATATAACTTTAGTAATACACCAAGACGCGAATTTTAGCTGGACTGGCTGGTACAGTACGATTCCACAAGGTCAGATCGCCAGCGTCGGCCTGACGCTGACGGCGCTGAATTTGGTGTGCAGCAAACCATCAACAGGCATGATCATGACCGGCATCACCAACGCGCTTCCCGGCGTGCCCTTCCCGGCGCAGCCGCTCGGCACCCAGCCGGCACCGGGGACCGTGCTGCCGCCGATCGTGCAGCCAGGGACAACCGTCACGCAGGTGCCCTGATGTCGTGGCCACCGGCGCCGATCGGACCCTGCTCGCCCCCGCAATCGCTGTGGCCATTTTATTTTTCTGGCCAATCGGCAGGATGGGGATTCCGTCCGCCCTTCGATCCGGGGTACGCTTTCTGGCCGCCGCGTGGCGTGCCGACGTTTCCACGGATGCCGTGGCCGTTCGAAACTGACACGCGGGCGCCAGGAACGGGGTTACTAGCGAGCGCGCAGCCATGCCCTCCGCCGCCATGCCCTCCGCCGCCGTGGCCTCCGTCTTGGAGTAGCGCCAATGCTCGCGGAGTACGTTACCGAAGTGCAGCAGCACCTCAACGATCAGCAGGGCCAATTCTTCCCGCTCGAAACGTTGCGCAATTACATCAACCGCTCACGGCGCCGTATCGCAGCGGCGTCCGGATGCCTGCGGCTGTTGCCCCAAGGTACGCTGACCGTCCCCGGCCAGGAGGTGTACCCGGTCAGCGCTTGGCAGCCCCAGGTGCAGCAACAGCTGCCCGGCGCTAAATCCATCCTCGCAATCCGCTCGCTGTCGATTGCCATCGGTCCCGGTGGCTGGAAACCGATGTGGCGCCGGATCGTCTGGACCGATTTTCAGGCGCGCTTCCGAATTTTCAATCGCACCTTCTACGGCCAGCTCGCCGAGCCGGGCTGGTGGTCGCAATATGGACTAGGTCCGGACTCGTTGCTCTATCTGGCGCCGATCCCGGCAACCGTCACCCAGATGGAGGTCGATCTCAGCTGCATTCCGCAGCCGCTGACTGACGACGATGACCCGGAGCCAATTCCCTACCCGTGGACCGACGCGGTGTCGTACTGGGCCGCAGTGCTGGCGCTGATCCAGCAGCAGCGCAAGGAAGACGCGCAAGTCATGATCCAACTGTTCAACACCGACATGCCGATGTGCGCGGCCGTGGTCTGTCCGCAGATGATTCAGACTCCATACGGCGCGATGATTCGTTCCGCATGAGGCCAATCATCCGGCTGACCAAGATGCAGCAAACCATCTACGATGCGCTGGGCAGGCGACCGCGCACCGCGCAACAATTGATCGACGCCATTTGGTGGCTGCATCCGCAAGACGCGCCGCAGCTGTCGTGCATCAAAGCGCACATCAACCAAATCAATCGCAAGCTTTGCTATCGTGGCCTTAAGATCCGCGCCGATGACGAAGGCCGCTATCACATCAGGACGGTGAAACCGCATGGCTATCCAAAGCGCCAACCCGCCCGAAATCAAAACGCTGCAGGCCTGGAAGGGACTCAATCAGCAGGGACGCAGAGGCTCGATTGACGACGAAGAGGAATGGTGGGACGAGAATTTATTCCCGATTGGTCCGGGGAATCTCCGATCCTGCTGGGGCCACGGCCCGGCGATCTACACCGCGCCGTCGGGTACTACGATCCTGCGCATGTTTTTTGGTTTCATTGGCAACGAAACTCCGCAATTTTATGAGCCGCCGCCAGGCCGACTAGGCTGGATGTTTTTGAGCAATGGCGCCATCGATCAGGTCGATCTCGACAGCAAGCTCGTCACCCACGTCACCGGCGGGACCACCACGCCAACCACCACGCCGTGGAAGCCGATCGGACCGCAATACTGGGCCAGCGCCAAGGTCTGGCGGCCGCAATATTTCGGCAATGTCGCCGGCCAGCAAGGTGGCGTGTTGTTTGGTTCGCCGCAGGGCCTGTACGCTTGGGACGGTACTACCCTCTACGTGCCCGGCGACAACGCGCCGGACTGGCTCACCAACCAACAAGAAACCAACCCGGGGCCGCCGATCTACGTCATGCCGACCGGCTTGCCCGGCATCTATTGCATGGAAGTCTACCAACAAAGATTATGGGTCGCCGGTCGCGACGTTGTCTCTTTCTCTGTGCCCTCAAATGGCGCCGACTTTAGCACCACCGACGGCGGCGGCTCGTTCGGCTATTTCGGCGATCGCTTGACCTACGCATTTCAGGACTTGGCGCAAAGCGCCGGCTATCTGTACGTGTTCGGCGATTCGTCCACCGACGTCATCACTAACGTCCAGCTCACCGGCACCGGCGCGACAGGTTCGCCGTACACCACCGCCTTCAATTACCAGAACCTCGATCCGCAAGTCGGCCAGCGCTTTCCGCGCCCGGTCGGCCGTGTCGGCCGCCACTTCATTCAAGCCAACGGCGCCGGAATTTTCATGACCACCGGCGGCGATGCCCAGCCGATCGGCAACAAGCTCACCAACACCTACCTGACACTCGACACCTCGCAGTATCTGCCGACCATGGCGTCGGCAACCATGTTCAATTTCCGGGTGTTGCTGTTCAACGGCCGATTCACCGACCCGTTCGGCGTCACCCGCTCGCTGCTGCTGATGTGGCATCCGGTGGCAGGGCAGCCGTTCTGGACAGTGGCGTCACAGAATCTCGAGCTGACGAATATCGGCTATTATGAGCAGGACTCGATCATGACGCCGTACGGCACCGACGGCACGTCACTCTATGCGTTGTTTGCTCAGCCGGATGCGGCGCTGAAGAAGCGTCTCAGCACCAAGGCGCTGCGCGGCAATGATCCGAACACCATGTTGACCATCAAAAACTACAAACGACTCTACATGGAAGTTCACGACAATTCCGGCCATGGCGTTTCTTTCACCGGCACGCAAACCTGTGGCGGCGGCGGTGTGCCGGGCGGCAGCGAGGACATCGGATTCGACCTGCCCGAGGGCACACGATTCGACATCCTGCCGCAACCCACACAGGGCCAAGGGATTTGGACTGCGGTTGACTTAGAGTCGGTTTCACCGGATTTTACTATCGAGCGGCTTCACGTGGCCGCCGAGGAGCGCACCTTGTTCGGTGCGTGAGTCCTAAAACCAACTCGCAAGAGGAGAAGAGCGAAATGGAACGCAATCGTAGAGGTCGCCGCCGCGGTCGCAAGGGCCGTCGGCTGTACTGATCGGGCAGCACTATGGCTCGCAGAGGACGTAGGCGCATGGTGATGGTGCCTGCATCACGCAGGGCCGCCCGTGCCAGACGCGGCCGTCGGCGTCGCTGATGGCGATGAAGTCGCGCCTGGATTTGCGCCGGGCGCTAAAACCGAAGAGCTGGCGCCTCCCGAAGTGGAGGCCGCGCTTGTTCAGCTATCGGAAGGGTCGGCGCCTATGACACCGTCTCTCGACTACATCTTCAGTCGAGCCACGGAAGACTCTAGCCGTGGTTGCTGGATCTGGAACCTATCCCTTAACAGGGGCGGGTATGCCACGATCAAAAGACGGGACGGCACCTACTCAATACACAGGGTGGTCTATGAACAGGCTAGAGGGGAAATTCCTGACGGTTTCGACATAGACCACCTCTGTCGTACTCGGAATTGCGTTAATCCTTGGCACATGGAGCCGGTGTCGCGAAGGGTTAATGTTGGCCGAGGCAATCAAAGATTCAATGGCAGGAAAAACGCCGCAAAGACGCACTGTCTTCGCGGTCACGAGTACACCACCGAAAATACCTTTCTGAACGGTAAGTCCCGTTCTTGCAAAGAATGCAGGAGAGCGGCTGACTTAGCGTACAAAGAACGTAGGAGGAGGCTCTAAATGGCAAGGGGTATTCGCCTCGGGCGCCGCAGCGGTATCGGGGCCGCCATGCTGGGGCGACTGCAAAAACCAGCATCGCGTGTTCGTCGTGCCCGCGGTCATCGCCAAGGCCTTGGCCGAGGGAGGGCCAGACGGAGAATGCCGTGATGGCCATCCTAAGAGGCATCCAAGAGATTTTTGGAACTGGCCGCGGCGGCAAAGGCTTCGAGAATATTCCAGTAACCTCGACCTGTTTCGCTCGACTCGAATACAACGACGATGACAAAACAGCGGCACTGACCTTTCAAAAAGGCGGTCGATATCTGCTGCAGGGAATTGAACGAATCGAAGTGGAGCGAATGGCGAGTTCTGAAAGCCCAGGAGGTTATTGGAACTCCAACGTTGCGGGGCAATACTGATGCCACGCGATAAAGCGCCAGGGCGTCACGGGCCCGTCAAACGCATGGCGTGGAGCGATGACGCTTGGCCGAGCGATTGGCGTGGCTGGCGCAAAGGCTATCGCATGCGCAATGGCGCCCATCGCTCACCACGACCGGGCGCGCGAGCCGGCCCGGTCAGAGGACGGCGGCGGTGAGATCACGCGCCGCTATCTTTCAACCCGCCGAGGACCAGCTGCACCGCACTGTAGCTGAGCTGCTCGAGTGGTGCCTGTACTACCCGACCGTCTTCACCACATTTCCGGCCGGCTGGGGCAAGCTCGCAAAGAGCACGGCTGGACGTCTGCGCGGCGCCGGACTCAAGGCAGGGTTTCCCGATCTGTTAATTTTTCACGATGGCCGCTGCGTCGGCCTCGAGCTGAAAGTCAAAGGCCGCAAGCCGAGTGCTGCACAGCAGCTGATGTTTCCGCGCTTGCGCCAATGCGGCATGCAGATCTACGTTTGCCAGAGCGTGGACGATGTGATCGCCAGCCTGCACAAAGCTCGCATCCCACTACGCAGCCGAGGCGGCTGGGCGCAATTCCCGGAGGATGATCATGGCGCGGAGAGCGACGCGAATGCAGAAGCGCGCAGCCAGAAAGAACTTACGTAAAGCGCGCCGGCGCAGGAGGAAGTGATGGCACAACATCAAGGTCGACAAGGACCATGGCCGAGAATCCGGGAGGAGCAGCAAACCAGGGACGCACGCTTTCTGCACCCGAACGGCTTTCAGAAATTCGATCGCTCACTCGTCGGTCCTTTGCGGTTCGGCACCGAGCCCGGTGTCGGCCCACGCGGCGACGCCGTTGCCCTCGGTCGCAGCGAAGAGCGCAGTGACATGGGAATGGACCGGGTATCGCCGAGAGAATTCGATCCGATGGGCACGGCAATGTCTCGGTATCGGCCACAGAACGAATCCGATTTGATCTCGCGACAGAAGCGCGGCGAGAGTTAGTGTCGCGCGCCTCGCTGCTCAACAGCGAAGAGCCGGCGTTCGCGTTCGAGCATGCGATGGCGCACCGCAATGCGCTCGGCGTGATGAGTCCACTGACGCGGTTTTCGATCATTCCGTACTGGATCGACCCGATGCTGCAGACTGATGTCCCAGCCGGCAATTGGCATCATAATCATCAGCAGGCGCACACTGACGCGGCACTGAATCTGCCGCCGGAATTCGGTTCAGCCCAGCGCGGTATCGAATTGCACGCCAACTTGTTAGACTACGATCTGAGCAACCCGGACAGTCGGACATGGTGGACCTTCGTCAACCATTTGGAGCACTACGTGGGCGGCAACACGATCCTGCCGCAGAGCGCCCCGCAACCGCCGCCGCCAGCCCCGCAGTGGACCTTCCCGTTCTGGTAGATGAGCCCATAAGACTCCTCACCGAGCACGACATTCCCTGGCTGGTTTATCTTTGTAAAAAAAAGTACTCGAATCGCTTCGATCAGCCCACCACCGAAAACTGGTTTCGCAACATCGTCTTGAAGTCGCCGATGACGTTCTACGCCATGCGATCCGACGGCGCGTTTCAGATCTCGATGCTCAGCGTCATGCCGTGGCTGCCGGCGGATGCCGAGTGCAACGTCATATTTGTTTGTGCCGACGATGGCGCGATGTGGCAGGCGCTACGGCTGTTGCGCGATTCGGTGGCCTGGGCGCGCAATCGCAAGTGCGCGCTGTGGCGGTTGTCGTCCGATACCGAATATGAATTTCCCGGCGTCGCCAAGCGCCTCGGCTGCACCGAAATTAGCCCGCGCTATTTGATTCGTTTTTAGGAGCCGAGCATGGGCGGCATGAGCGGCTTGATGGGCGGCGGCAAGGGCGGCGATACCTCGGGCGGCGTCTCGCAGGAGCAAGCCGCACTGGCGCAATACAGCCAGGGCCAGGGCGAGTTGGGCGCCATGTCGCAATTTGCCGGCCAAGGTCTTGGCATGGGTCCATCAACAAACTTGACCCAGGCGATCGGCGGCACGCGGTTTAAACAGGCCGAAGATCTGGCAAAGATGTCCGACGCTGATGCCAAGGCGCAGGCGGCATTCAATGCCCAGCAGAGCAGCGCTCTGCAGCAGCTCGTCAGTTCAGCGATCCCCGGCGGTGGTGGCGGTGGCGGTGGTGGCTCCGGAGGAGGCGGCGGAGGTTTCGGAGCGTGAGCTTCATCGAGAACATCCCTGGCGGCCCCAGCGGCAGTTTTGGCGGTGCCAGCATCACGCCCGCCGGATTCGGTGCGCCGGGCGGCATTCTCGGTGGTCCCGGCTTTGGCGGCGGCCAGAGCAAGCTGACTGGAACCAACGCGCCCGGCACGATCTCGCCGTTCGATCAGCAGGCCGTCGGCAACGCTTTCAATTTGAACGAAGAGGCGATGACGAATCGCTATGCCCAGCTCGGCCTGTCCGGGATGGGCGCGACGCCGACATCGCCGGGCGGGCCTGCGGGCGGCATCGGTGTCGGCAATATCGGCACGGGCGCGTTGCCACCTCAAGGAGGAGCCGGCACGCCGACCGCTGAGCAGATGGATCTCGGGATGCTGCCCAGCCTGACCGGCGGTCTGCCCGGTGAGGCCGAGGCGACGCTGGGCGCGATCCAGAATGCTAACCTGCAACAGCCGCAGAGCAGCAGTGGCGGCGGCAAGGGTGGCGGCGCCGCTAGTGCCCTTGGTGGGCTCGGCAAGGCCGCAATGATGGGAGGCAAGTGATGGCAGGCGGCGGCGATTTAACTGGCGGCGGCGGCGGTGGCGGTAAGACCGGCGGCGGCGGCCCTTCAGACACCCCCCAGTTGGATTCCAGCGGCGGTCTTTCACCCGACATGACCGGCCTTGGTGGTCCTGGCGGCGACCAAGCTTTGGCGATGGGCCAGCCCGGCTTCGACTTTCCCGGCGGCGGCAATGTCACGACACCGAGTCCGTCCAATCCCGAAACCGATCCCAATGTCGGCGCGCCGCAATCACAAGCGCCACCAGCTCCTGGCACCACACCCACCAGCCTCGGCGGTGTGCAATCTGGTGGTGCGCAGAATGCCAACGTTCAAGAGGTCGTCAATTCACTGCGCGGGTTGCGCGCGCAGGCCTCACCGCTCGAGCAAGCAGCGGCGCAAGGCCAGAGCCTGTATGGCGGCGGCCAGCCGGGCACCTCGACCGGCCTGCAGGAGTCGATTCCGGCGGGAACGGCGACCGAGCTGCAGCAGCAGCAGGCCGGGGGAGCGCAGCGTTTCGCCCCGGCCGGCGCTCAGCAGCAATTCACGCAGCAACAGCAAACCGCTGCCGGTGGCGCGCAGCGCTATCCACCTCCAGGCGCACGACCCGATGTCGGCGCCCAGCAGCAAGCCGCAGGGCAGGCGCAACGCTATTCACCGACGGGACCGGATCAGGCGGCAGAGCCACCGCCACCGCCGCCCGAACCGCCCAAGATCGGCGACACGACCACGGCCGCACCAGCCGAACCGACCCCGCCGACCGCACCGGCCGCACCGGCCTCGACCGGCCCAGTGTCGTCACGCGGCGGCGATCAGACACCTAGCGGCCCGGGTGGCGGCATGCAGGCGCCGCAAGGCGTGAACCCGCTGAAGATCGCCGCCGATGTGCTGCGGGGCTTTTTGACCGGCGATTTTAGTGGATTGTCGCAGGATCTGCAGGGCCTCGCCGGCCAAACCGGCAATCAGGCAGCAGGAGATCAGGGCCCGTATGGTGGGAAGCCGCCTCTCAGTTCCGGCGGTCGCACCCCGGCCGCAGCGCCGACGACACCGCAGGGGACGCCAGCCACGACCGGCAGTCAGGCGGTGACCAGTCTCCCCGGCGGCCCAGACGGCAAGCCGCCACAGCCCGGCGATGAGCAGGGCCAGCGGCGCCAGGAGTGGTACAAGACCCACGACCGCACCGACACCTTCCCCGAGGATCAATTTCCGGAACGGCAGGGCCCAACCGGCGGCAAAGGGTCGGCTACTCCCGGCCAATGGGGCGTGCTGCCGGATTACGCTGGCCAGCCACAAGGGCTCGGTGCCGCGCCATCACCCGCGGCAGCTGCAATGACCAATGCCCAATCGGTGGCACATTCGCGAATCGCCGGGTCGGACACGCGACCAACCGCCGGATTTAGTAACTACTTGCGCAATCAGCGTGCACCACAAGCGACGGAGCTACAAAACTCGCGCACAAGATTAGAAACCGCGGGCATGCTGGCGCTTGAAAATTCCGGTGATCCAATTGGTCCATTCGAATCGCTGCTCAATCGCGCGAATTATTATCATCAACCGATTTCACGTCTGTTGCACAATGGTTTTTACGGACCAATCAACAGCGGTCAGCTACAGCGCGGCATTGCCATGTATCAGAACAACCCGCAATTGCGCGCCAGGATTGATGCCGCGATGAGCGCGGGACTGGCGGGCAGCAATGTGCTCGCTGGGGCGACCGACCAAGGCTTGCCGACTGACCGCAACGGACGCAACCCGAGCGGTCGTGTCACACGCGGGACCGAGGTTTATAACGACCACGTACCCGGCGCGGCGAACTGGCGTCGTCAGCAACAACAGCGCGTTCAACAGGAATTGCGCGGCCAGACTCCAGCAGCCCCTCCCTCACCATCACCGCCGACTCGCGGAGACGCGCTACCAAATCGCACCAGCGGACGTGATCTGCTGCGCGGCTATCAGCAAGTAGCAGGCCTCGAACGTCCAGGCATGTCGCCCGGTTTGATGTCGCAAGCCCCCGACGAGTTTAATCCAGAAGACAGAATGCGAGATCCAGAACATCCGCCAGAGACAACGAGCGATCAGCGCTATGAGCCTTCGTGGATGACCGGCCAGGACCCAAACCTCACCATCCAGAATTTGGACAGGCCTGATTCAAGCGCACCGGGATCATGAGCAACACCGACACCTACACCGACGATCTGGTTCAGCAGCCCCAGCAAGGCCCGCAGCCGCCCGTGAACGATCCGGTTCAGCGGCAACCACAACCGCCGCGAAATTTTTTGGGAAATAATTTGTCGCCGACGCTCTCGAGTCTCTCACTGCCGTCGGAAGAGGAGCGCTGGCGCCAGCCCACCCAGCCGCCCCAGCCGCCCCAGCAGGCCCAGCCGCTCCAGCAGCCGCTGATGTCGCCGCCACCGCAAGGGCTGCCGCCGCCGCAATGGCCGCCAGTGTTTCGACCAAACCGGCGACAAGCGTTCATTCCGTCGCAGGCCAACCGACCGCCACAGGACTGGGGCAAGGATCCAGCTTTCCCGCAACTGCCGGACATGTGGGAAGTGCCGGGTGTCTATCGCGGGCTGGCTCAACAATTGGCGCGGTTTGGCTCATATCGAACCGGCTTGATGGCCGCCAATCTGGGACGCATGACCGATGCCTATCAGAAAGGTTTAACGCGCGGCCAGCGCGACTACAGCCGACTCCGACATCAACAGATGGTCGGTGCCGCCGACGAGCTGCAAAAAACGATGCAGGAGGAATTGACGGGTTACGGCACCTTGTACGGCGGCTACGCCGGCAATCCGACGCAGATGCACGATCAGCTGATGAACAAAGCGTTGGAGTTCGGCGACCGGGAAATGCAGGCGGCGCTGAACGTCAGCCCACAGGCGGCGGAACGGTTGCTGCAATGGCGCCAAGCCAAATACGACGACCTGCATCGCAGCAACCGCGCGCGACGGGAATTCGATGAGAATTTGCGCGCGCGCAATCCGTTCATGATCAATCCAGTCGGCCCCGATGGTTTGCCGACCGAAAGGTTGCCGCTGCCATTCGACACGAAACCGCAACCGTTGCCGCGGTTGGCCGCAGCAGGCCCCGGCACTGGTATGGATCCGAACGATCCGGACAGCGCGGAGTACGACGACCAAATTGTTGAATCACCGCCGCCGCCGGACTATGACCCCAATCGGCCGATCGGCGATACCGGGCAAAACCAGCCAGCCCGCGCCGGTGCTCCGCCGCAGAATCTGCCGTTCAAGCCATCACCGCAGTGGCCGGACCAGCCACCAGATCCCGATCGTGAAGGCGCGCCGAGGCCGAAAGATCGGCCGGTGAATCCCGGCCTGGACTTGCACGGTGAAGACCGGCCCTGGCCGATCCCGCAAGAACCGGAAAAGAATTATCCGCCGCGGCGACGCAGAGATGTTCCGTACGACAAGGCAGAGCAGCAAGGCGGTGTGCAATTGGCGCAAGCCGACACCGGGACCGCGACCGACGCGCCGACGCTGCCGCAGATCACCGTCAAGCCCGATGACCAGGGTGACCAACCAGAGGAAGACCAAGATGGCCGCACCGTCTGGGATGACGTCAGGCTTCGGAGCCAGCTCAGACAGGCAAGAGAGGGCGCCGGAAGAGCGGGCGGAGGCCCGAGCCCTCAGCCGCCCGATCAGGCAGGCGCGGGGCAGCCGGGGCAGCAAGGGCCGCAGCCTCAAGCTCAGCCTGCCGCACGCGGGGGCGGGCCGGGCGGGCAAGGCGGGCAGCCGGGTGCAGTTCCTCAAGCGCCTGCTCAAGTCCCTGCAGCCGCGGCAGCAGCGTCAGCCGCGCAACCAACGCCGCAAGGCCAGGAACAACCGCCGCTCCGAATGACGCCCGCATTGACGCAGGCGCAGACGCAGGGGCTGAAGCCTGACGAAATTAACAACATGGCCCAGCGGCACTTCTTTGGCGACATGACGGCGACCGAATACAAATCATTGCGTCCCGAGATCCGTAACGCCATCACCGCCCGTGACGCCGAGATGCAGGGCGAACTCGGCTCCATCTTGCAGCGCGGCATCACCGGCGATGCGGTCTTTGACGAGGTCGCAAAAATCAGTCCAGTTTGGGCGGAAAATATGCGGGCGATCAAAGCCGGTGTCTCGGCGCCGCCGAAGAAAGGACCGACGGCCCTGATCCGCTCCTTGATGTTCAAGGCCGATCCGACCTTCACCGATTCGACCTATAAAAATCGATCGGACGCGATGAAGAATTACACCTCTGGACCGGCGTCCAGAAATCTCACCAGCGCGGGCACCGCCGTGCGGCACGCCGATCGCCTGCTCCACAATCTGGAAACCGCGCCGTACGCGGTCCAAGAGCTGCTCTACAAAGGTCTGCCGTTGTCGGTCGTCGCTCGGATGCCAGGAATGGCAGAGACTGTTAGAAAGATGCAGGAGATGGACCTCGATGCCGACACCTT